TGACCGATGGAACGTACCTTTCAGCATCCATGCCGAAGATCTCCTGATGTCGGTCCACGAGGCCGTCAGCAACGCCTGGCGGCACGGCAGCCAACAGACACCGGGCAGGCCGATCCGGATGGTCGCAATTTGTGTCGAACTGCCGGAACTGAACGGGCGGAAAGCCGCGCACAAGATCACAGTCGCCATCTCGGACACCGGGGAAGGCTTCGACACCTCGGCACCGCTGCGCGTGGAGATGCTCGACGGTGAAGGCAATGAAGTCCACGCGTGCGGGCGGTTCCTCATGTCCAAGGGCTGCGACTCGGTGGAGTACTGCAGGCAGGACGGCTGGTTTACCTGCATCCTCGAAAAGACACTGCCGACTTTCCGCGCGGAATAAAACCTCCTCCTCTCTCCTCTCTACTCCTGAACCCTTCCCATTTTATGAAAAAAACTTAAGATATAAAATGCCAAATACCTATTGACTTAGGTGTAGAATAGAGTATAATTAGATTGTAGGGCAATCACTAAACGAGGAGGAATGAGGAAATGCCAAGAGCAACGGAGAAACAAATTAGATTCATAACCAGCCTGATGAGGGACCGCGAGATCGGTTCGTATTATGATTCAGTCGAGGCACAGAGCATTCGCGCTGGGATGGGAGACGAGCTTTCCATCCGGCAGGCCAGCCAGTTTATAGATGCGCTGCTTGAGTGCCCACGAAATAGCGAAGTGGCAGCATAAATATCGAAAAGAGAATCATATAAAAATGGAGGCGAATCGAATGGAAAAGTTACGGTATTGGAAGTGCGGCAGTTGCGGTGAAACGCTGCAAGGGATTGAAGATGCTGACGGCGACTTCATCAGCGATAAGGAGTTACAATCACAGCCGATTAAGCGGCTCCGGGCAGTCGGTTGCTATCTGTGCGGATATCCCCATGGCGAGTTCGGCCCGGAGGTAGATGATGATGTAACAAGCGAGGAGGTTGCGGAGCAAGATGCCTAAACGGAAACTCCTCGAACCAGATCTCCTGACCAGTTTCGAGCTTGCCGCTTTCCTCGGCGTCAGTCGGTGGACTCTTATTCTCTGGCTGAAACAGGGCAAGATACCGAAACCGTGCCTGATGCGTGGAAACAAGCGGCTCTGGAGTCGGGAGCAGGCAGAGGAAATCAAGCGGCGGATCGCTGTATAGGCGGTCCGCCCACCTTCTTTTTCGCGCATCACTACCACTATGACTGCCGAACTCCTGGCTTATCTTGGTCTCAACGGGCATCGATTATCACCTCGTGAATTCCAGAATAAAGCACCCGAAAAAAAAATGCAAAAAAACTTGCAAAAACCCCTTGACAACTACGTAGTGAATGGCAATAATAGACATGGTGGTATTCACTACGTAGTGAATGATGCCGAAGAAGAGAGGTAACAACATGCTGAGTAAGAAAGAGCAGAAATTCATAGCGGACGCGGATAAGGCACTTGCTAGATACGGCACGGTGGAAGAAGCGGCTAAGTCGCTCAAGATGAACCCGAACAGCTTTTATACCAGGTTCAGGCGGCTCGGATACAGGCTCGATAAGCAGGCGCGACTGGTGCCGATTCACGAACCGACTGAAAACAACAATGCCGCTTAACATCACTAATCAATCCTCCAATGTGCGGATTTCCAGTGATGACGGGATTGAAACCGAGTGGTTGTTCGAGAGGCATTATCTACCACAATCCACACCCGCGCGCAAGCCCGAACTGAACCAGAACACGATTTCAGCCGTGGCCGACTGGCTGCAGCGGCTGGAGATAGAGAACGGAAAGGAAATGGAGGCCATAAGGTGACGACAAACGACAGTAGCCATGAGCGCCCCGGCCATTGGGTAGAGGGGTTCCCGCCGAAAAAATGTATCGCACTGATTCCGCCGCTTGTCTGGGAGGCATTGGACAAGTATATTCGGTTCCATCAGCCAACGGGCGGATTTCTGAGAGCGTTGCTGACCAACGATCTGAGAGAAACTGTCTTTCGCGCGGACGACAACAGCTTCGCCGCACTGAAACCGATTATATTGGTCCTCTACAACTATGCTCAGGGGGGCTGCTACGGTTCGCAGGAGCGTTACCAGGCGTGGGTGGAATGCCAGACGCCAGATGATGTAGAGGCAATGCAACGGTTAGACCCAGGAATGGAGGATTGAAAGGAAATGGCTTTACAGCAGTGCGGAACGTGCAAGACCGAATTAACAGCGGGGCGACTGCGCATCCCGGGCGGAATCCACTACACGAACGGCAACGGGCTGCGGATCGCGCTCATCATACCCGGTGAGGAGTTCTGCCGGATGAGCTGCATCGTGCGGAAGCTGGATGAGAAGTTGGCCGCTAACGCCGTGCTGATCGGGCGCGGGATATTGGCCGGTCACGACGCGACGGAAAAAGACAGGGAGGCCGCGGGGCAGAAGCCACGGTTCGCTTGCGGCGATCTGAATATGGAGGTGTCCCATGAAGACTCGTAAGTTTGAAAGTTACATCCGACTGCATCACATGTGCCACGGCTGCAAGTTGAGGCCAACGTGCGAGCGTGAGGTTGGAGAGTGTGCCCGGGCCGATGTAGCGGCCTATAAACATCAGGAGCTTGACCCCACGCTCGGCGGCGTCAGCCTTCCGATGTGCGAACCGGAACCGGATGTTTACAAACCGACCGGGCTGGCGTGGCTTGGCGACCGAATGCTCTGCAAGGAGAACCAGCGCAAAGTAATGATCATCTTCGGCGCGCTGGTCGGGACATTCGGCATATTAACTGTTATCGCCCAGCTCGTGATGTGGGCGGAAAGGAGCCCGAAGTGAGCTGGAGCATCTACAAGTTAGAGCGGCCACCTGCGCCGCCGGCGGAGCCCGCCGCGAGCACGTCGGTTCCGGGCGACCTACGACGAATCGAAGCGAATGGTTACTGTCGATATGCAGCGAGGTGAGATTGCCGTGCGGCGGCCACCAAACAAGAAAGGAGTTGCAAAGTGACTACAGCGGTTCCCGCAACTATCCTACCTGAATGCGAGTTGTGCGCTAACTGCATCCGGGAGGGCCTGTGTGATGTGTTCGAGAGCATCAAGCAGGTCAAGCAGTCCGAAGGGCTTAGGTCAGACGGTTTATGCCGGGCGTGGACCGCGAAAAGCCCGAGGAAGACGAGGCGGAGGGATGAAAGACGGAATGACAGGCGGATTTTACAACGGCGAGCTTGGCGACTACGAGGAAAGGGATTTCCAGCAGAAGATGATGGCGTTTGCGAATGACTCTAGTATTCCGCTGTGCGAGCGCGCTGAAACATTATTCCGCGAAATCACAAGCCAATACATGCTTCGCCTGCCTGATGATCTTAACCGACTAGCTGCTCAGGTCGGTGCGACCGTAGCCGTATTCGGGATTCGCTATCACGCAGAAGTAACTAAAGAGGCCATCTGTATGCTGTGTGGAGCGGCGGCCGTCTGGACTGAAGACCAAATAAAAATGCACATTGGCATCAATCTGATGCCATATATCAACGCCGCTATCTCGGCGGAACGGCGGAGGGCGGCGGCATAAAGCGACGGCTCAAAGGGGTCTAGCCCTCTGAGCCGCGCTAACATCAAAAAACAACAAGGAGATGGTACAAGAAATGGAGAGTTTAGTCAAGCAGGAAAACGAACCGACAGACGTTAGCGTGAAGGATCACATGCTGGACCAGGAGCTGTTGGATGCACAGGCCGGTGCGGATATGGCCGGGATGCAATCGATGTATCAGTGGGAGATCTACAACCAACTGCTCGCGGCCGGGCACGATCCGGACCAGGCGAAAGACTGGGTGCTGGAGCATGTCGAGCCCGACCCGCCAGTGGAGTCTCCGCGATTTCAGGTCACTGATATGAAATCGGCGGACTGGGTGCTGAAAAAGCTGGCGGAGTTGGATGCAAGCGAGGCGGAGATCGCGGAGATGGTCCAGGCGAACCACGACTCCATCGACCAGCGAGCGGAGCGAATACTGGAGCCGATCCGGCGCAGCAGGACGTTTTTCTATACCGTCTTCGCGCCGCAGATCGAGGAGTGGGCGAAGAAGCAGCTCGCCGGCAAGAAGACCAAGAGCGAGAAGCTGATCCACGGCGTGGTCGGGTTCCAGAAGAAGCCGGACTCGCTTGTCATTGATGATGGTTCCGATGCTGCGATGGACGCACTGGAAACCATGCTTCCCGAGGCGATTAAAACCACGCGCAGCATCCTCAAGACTCCGATCAAGAAGCTGCTTGAAGGCAGTGAGCGGACGGAGCTGCATGTTCCGGCCTCGATGCTGACCGGTGATGACAGCGGCCCCAGTGATGACGAATCGCGCCTGATAGCGCACATTGAGCCGGGCGAGAATGAGTTTTACATCAAGCCTGCTTGCAGGCCAAACAAGAACAGGAAAGAGTGATCAAAATGAACATGCTACCGAAAGAGAAAACACAACCGAAAACGGACATCAGGGATTTAGTTACCCTGATCTATGGACCGCCTAAGATTGGCAAAAGCACCTTCTGCTCTCAGGCAGACGGGGCGCTGTTCCTGGCGACGGAAGCCGGGTTGAACCACTTGGAGGTGTTCCAGATTCCGATTGCCAGTTGGCAGGAGTTTCTGGCTGCTTGCAGCGAGATTGCCAAGGGCGGCCACGAGTTCCGCACTATCTGTATTGATACGATAGACAACCTCTATAAGTTCTGTGTTGACCATGTGCTGCGAAAACACAACATTAGCCATCAAAGCGATCTGGAATATGGCAAGGGGTGGGACTTGGTCAACACTGAATTCCAAAGGCGACTCACGGCGCTAAGTTTGCTGCCTTACGGGCTCATCATGACCTCGCACAGCACAGAAAAGGAAGTTAAGACGCGAACAGGCAAAGAAACGCGGATTGCACCCACGATGGCAAACTCTGCTCGCAAAACTGTGCTCGGGATGTGCGACCTGATTCTCTATGCCGAGATGAACGAGGTGCAAGACGGCGAGGGTGTTATCACAGGCTACAACCGCGTGGTGCATACCAAGCCCACAACTATCTACGAGGCAGGCGACCGAACAGGACGGTTGCCCGAAACACTACCGTTAGATTATGCCGCGTTCGCCGCGGCCATTGCCGGGAAACCGGCCACGACACAACAGGAAAGCAAGGCACAACCAGCCGCTACTGCGGCCACGACTACTACACCCAAACCAAAACAAGAATCGAAACAAGAATCAAAACAGGAGGCAAATTAGAAAAATGACTGCACTACGTAAAGAGGATCTCGAGCAGTATGATGATGAGTTCCGCGAAGCTGATGAGCCCGAAATAGGCGGGAACGTGCCGGACGGCAACTACATCGTCAAGGTCGATGCCGTGGAAATGCGGACCTCGCAGAACGGCAATCCCTACCTGAACTGGGATCTGCTGGTGGTCAACGGCGAATGTGAGGGGCGGCACTTGTTCCGCAACAACATGCTCCAGACACAGCAGAATCTCGGCTACCTGAAGCACGATCTGTCAACGTGCGGAGTGAACATCAAATCGCCGCAGTTCAAGCTATCGAATTTCCTCACGAAACACTTAAACAAATTGCTTGACCTGCATTTGGAGGTGACGGCCAAGGCTCGGAGGGACGATCCCACACGGCTGAACGTTTACCTGAACAAATTGGTGGAGGCTGATGCTGTGGCGTCGGCAACCGCCGAATCAGGGGAAACGGCAGGCGGTGAGGAGGACGACTTCGATCCGTTTGGGGACAGCTGATGGCACGCAAAGGATCGAACAATATTCTGTTCCAGGCAACCGCCGCCGTTCGCTAGGCCATTTCCGGACACCGATGGCAGCTGCCATAGCTTACGACAAGGCAGCCTTAGAACATTATGGCGAATTCGCCAAGCTTAATTTTACAGCCTGCTCGGAAATATCGCCAGACAGGATGGCATAGATGAAGACTCGGCAGAAATGGACGCACCGAGCAGGCTGTAAGCAAAAGTAAGGTCAGGCTTAATCTCTCAACTTTGGACGGGGAAAGAGGATGGCAACAGTAAAGACAAAAGATAACGGCAATCATACATTTTCTAATATAGTGGTTGACAGCAGAGAACAGCGGCCCTACGCCTTCCCAAATGCAATCATCAAAAAATTAGATGCTGGCGACTATAGCATCCACGGGTTAGAAGCCAAGGTTGCCATCGAACGGAAGTCGCTGGAAGATTTAATCCATACGCTGCTCACGGGGAGGCAGCGGTTCCGCCGCGAGCTCATCAAATTGCAATCTTACGACTTCGCCGCCGTCATTGTGGAGGCGGATATCCATGACATCCTTGCCGGTGACTACCGTTCCGAGATAGCGCCCGATGCGCTGATGGCAATCATTTGCAAGTTGATGGTTGCCTATTCCCCTGTTCACTGGATTTTTGCGAGCGACCGACCTCACGCCTGCGCAGTTGTGCGGAAGCTGCTTGAAAATGCGAGTGTGCAATATGGCGGTTAAT